AGTGGGTTCTGATTGTCGATGCTGCGGCTGCTGCGACATCGGCCTCTAACGCGGCTTCCAGCGCCTCTGCGGCGGCAACGAGCGCCAGCAATGCGGCGACCTCCGCATCGAATGCTGCAACCTCCGCCTCGAACGCTGCAACATCCGAGAGCAATGCGTCATCGTCGGCATCATCCGCAGCCAGCAGTGCCAGCAGCGCAGCCGCTAGCTTCGACAGTTTCGACGACCGCTATCTCGGCGCGAAGAGTAGCAACCCGACGCTCGACAATGACGGCAACGCACTGCTGACCGGCGCTCTCTATTTCAACACCACGGCCAACGAGATGCGGGTCTACAACGGCTCGGCATGGGTAGCTGCCTATCTGCCTGCGGCTGGATATGCTACGCTCACGGGCACCGAGACGCTGACGAACAAGACGTTGACCGATCCGGCCATCATCGGCGCGATCCTCGAAGACATCTACACCATCTCTGACGGCGCGGCTTTCGAGATTGACCCCGGCAACGGCTCGATCCAACTCATTACACTCGGCGCATCCCGCACGCCCAAGGCAACCAACTTCGCCAATGGTGAAGCTGTCACGCTGATGGTGGACGACGGCTCTTCTTACACGCTGACATGGACTGACGCGACATTCGGCGGCTCTGGCGTGGTGTGGAAGACCGACGGCGGCAATGCGCCTGAACTGAACACGAGCGGCTACACGGTCATCGTGCTGTTCAAGGTCAGCACACAGGTCTACGGCGCTCGCGTGGGGGATGCGTGATGCTGAAGACGAAACTGCTCGGGGCGACAGCGGCGGCTGAGGCGCTTGCGGTGGAAGACTGCTTTTCGTGTTTTCTCTACACGGGCAACAGCTCCACGCAGACGATCACCAACGGGATTGATCTGGCTGGTGAGGGTGGGCTGGTTTGGATTAAACAAAGAAACGCTGCTGCGTCTCCTTATACAACTATAGAATTTAACTGTTGGCACGACTCGGCTAGGGGCAGCACTCAATATCGCCTACGATCAGACTCATCTCAAGCTGAGCAATTATACTCAAGTGGTTACATTTCCTCGTTTAACTCAAATGGATTTACCTTAGACAATGGACTAGTAAACCACACCTCGGCGGATTCTTATACTTCATGGACCTTCCGCAAGGCCCCGCGCTTTTTTGATGTGGTGACGTATACGGGGAATGGGACATCGCAAAATATTTCCCATAACCTTGGCGTTGCGCCGGGATGCATTATAATTAAGCGCACGGATAGCACAAGCAATTGGATAACGCACCATAGAGGCTCTGGTGGCTCCAATTACTTAACTCTTCGTTTAAATGAAACAGCTGCAAACCTATTCAATGTTGGGTCAGGCAACTTTACAGGCACTCAGTTTCTTGTCGCCAATTGGGGAACCACAACAACTGGTGTTGCTAACGACAACACAAATGTTTCTGGCGGCACCTACGTCGCCTACCTCTTCGCCCACGATCCGCTGGGGCCGTCCGGTGATGGCAGCGATGGGCTGATTGCGTGTGGTTCGTTTACGACTGATGGAAGTAGTAATTTCGGGAGTGTTTCGCTCGGCTGGGAGCCTCAATATGTGTTGTATAAGCGGGCAAGCGGAACAGGCGGCTGGTTTGTAGTTGATTCAATGCGGGGTATCACCTCAGGGGGAAATGACCCTTGGCTTGCTCCAAACACCTCAAGTGCAGAATCAGGAACGGCTAATCTTATTGACCTGACAGCGACAGGGTTTTTTTCTAACAGTGGCGCTTTGGCTGTAACCTCTGACTACATCTACATCGCCATCCGCCGTGGCCCGATGCGTCAGCCGACGAGCGGGACGGAGGTGTATTTATCTAGCATTGCTAGCGGAGTTATCTCTACGGGCTTTCCTGTTGACTTTCATATGAGGGCTGTGAGGGCGTCTGCTGACATAACAAACCACAACGTGCGCGATAGGTTGCGCGGGGGGGATAAACAACTTGTGACCAGTGGGACTACCGCAGAGACTACCGATATAAACCTACTATTCGACAGCAATAACGGTCTGCGCTTTAGTTTTCCGTCAGGCCAGATACAACACTTTTTCCGCCGCGCTCCCGGCTTCTTCGATGTGGTGGCGTATACTGGGACTGGTGTTAATCGCACTGTATCGCATAACTTGGGCGTCATCCCTGAGTTAATGATTGTGAAACGGAGAAGCCTAACTGGAAATTGGGGTGTATATAGCTCCACATTGGGCGCAACAAAGTATCTTTATATAAACACAGCCGATGGCGAAAACACAACAACTCCCATATGGAATAATACGGCACCAACAGAAAGCGTATTTACTGTTGGCACTTCTGTTGTTGTAAATCAGGCATCTTCAACTTACATTGCCTACCTTTTTGCTACTCTCCCCGGCATCAGCAAGGTCGGCAGCTACACGGGCAACGGATCGTCGCAGGCCATCAACTGCGGCTTCACGGGTGGCGCAAGATTCATCCTCATCAAGCGGACGGACACCACAGGTGATTGGCATTTATTTGATTCTGCGCGCGGTATTGTTTCTGGTAATGATCCTTATCACAGGCCAAACAGAGACTTTGCTGAAGTCACAACCAACGACAGCATCGACCCTGACAGCAGCGGCTTCATCGTCAATCAGGTGTCGGCGACCGACCTGAACGTGTCGTCTGCAAGCTACATTTTCTTGGCGGTGAGTTGAACATCATACCCCATCTGAAAGGATCAATCTCATGGGCGACTACATCCACAGAGAAACAAAAAAAGTCATGAGCCAAGGCGAATGGCGTCGGCATCATGCCAACACCTCGTTCCCGCGCGTCTGGACGCAGGCCACGCTGGACAGCCTCATGCTCGATCCGGTGTTTCCCACGCCTCAGCCGGACGCAGGCCAGTATCAGACCGCCGTGCGCGATGGCGTCGAGCAGGATGCGAAGGGCAACTGGGTCGAGCGGTGGACGATCCGCGACATGTTCACCGACTACACCGACGATCACGGCGTGACGCATACGAAGGCCGAGCAGGAGGCTGCGTATCAGGCTGTCCTCGATGAGACGGCGGCGAAGAGTGTGCGGCAGCAGCGCGACCGGCTCTTGGCCGAGTGCGACTGGATCGTCATCATGCACACCGAGAAGGGCACGAACATCCCGGCTGCATGGGAGATCTACCGCCAGAGCCTGCGCGACATCACCGCCCAAGCGGGCTTCCCCCACAACGTGCAATGGCCCGCCAAGCCGGAGTGAGACGGATGAACACAGTATCAGCAGCACACCAGCGCCTCGACCGCATCGAGCCGAAGGTAGATCAGTTGGAGAAGGATTCGGCGGCTCTCAGAGCGGAGGTCACGGTGCAGTTCAAAGAAGTGTTCGTCCGCATCAAGCGCATCGAGTCGATCCTGATCGGGACGGCGGGCACGATCATCGTGCTGCTGCTCGGCATATTGAGCAAAATGGAGTGAGGCATGGAAGGCTACATCGGTCAGGTGATCCAGTTCGCTGGGCAGTTTGCACCGCAGTACTGGATGAAATGCGACGGGCAGACGATGGACATCTCGCAGAACCCTGCGCTGTTCTCGATCCTCGGCACGCTCTACGGCGGCGATGGCGTCCACAGCTTCAACCTACCCGACACACGGCAGTCGGACGGTAACGGGATGCGTCATCTGATCTGCGTCACCGGGTTGTATCCGTCTCGCTGGTAATGTGGTACTGTGCCTTGGCACGGAGGGCTGAGGCATGGACCCACTCACAGTCATTGCTGCGGCCTCGACGGCTTACAACGCCATCAAGCGCGGCATCGAGATCGGGCGTGAGATACAGGACATGGGCGGGCAGCTTGCCGAGTGGGCAGGTGCCCTGTCGGATCTCGATTTCCTTGAACGTCGGAACGAAGACCCGCCGTGGTACAAGGCTTTCTCAAGCTCGGTCCAACAGGACGCCATCGCCATCTTCGCCGCGAAGAAGCAGGCCGAAGCCCAGCGCAACGAACTGCGGACGTACATCCAATACAGCTACGGGCAGTCGGCGTGGGATGAACTGCTGCGCATCGAGGCGAGGGTCAGGATGCAGCGGGCAGAGCACGATCATCGG